AATATGATTCTCCGAGTAGTGGACAAAACCATCTCTCCATGCCAGATGAAGAAGGACATTCCCTGGTACTTTCATCCATGCTGTTGAGCTTGTCCACGAACTGCTGCACGGCAGATACGATCTTGCGGATGGTGGGCATCAGGATATCGCCAAAAGAAATAGCCAGCTCCTCCAGCTGAGATTTCAGGATGGTGAGCTGACCATTTAAGTTGTCCTGCATGGTTTCTGCCATGCTCTCGGATGCGCCGTCACAATTTTCAATGGCACCACGCAGTTTGTTGATGTCCGTCTCGCTGGAATTCATCAGGGCAAGGAAACCGGACATCGCATTCTTGCCGACCAGTGCCTCTGCATTGGATGCTTTTTCAGATTCGGTCAAGCCGGAGAATGCTACACGGCAGTCTGCGAGGATATCGTTCAGGCTCCTCATACTGCCATCTGCATTGCTGGTGGCAATCGTAACCTCACCGATGTTCTTGCCTGCAAAGGTCACTTCACCGGAAAGGTTGTTCATGATGGTACGAAGGGACGTACCAGCCTGCGAAGCCTTGATACCACTATTTGCCATAAGTCCGATGGCTTCTGCGGTATCCTCTGCCGAGAACCCCAGCGCACCGGCAATAGGCGCACAGTACTTGAACGTCTCGCCCATCATGGAGACGTTGGTGTTCGCATTGGAGGAAGCGGCTGCGAGGATATCGGCAAAATGCCCAGAATCCGCAGCGGATAAGCCGAACGCGGTAAGGGCATCGGTAACAATATCTGAAGTCGTAGCGAGGTCTTCACCCGAAGCGGCCGCGAGGTTCATGACGCCCTCGATGCCGTTCAGCATGTCAGAAGTCTTCCATCCGGCCATGGCCATGTATTCCATCGCCGAAGCTGCCTCGGATGCAGAGAACTTGGTCTTTGCACCCATCTCACGGGCTTTCGCACGGAGCTGGTCAAAGTCATCCCCGGTCGCACCGGAAATGGCAGAGACCTTACTCATCTCGGAATCAAAATCGGCTGCGGTCTTCACTGCGGCAGTGCCAAGACCCGTCACAGCGGCAGTCACCGGAAGGAACTTCTTGCCTACATTCTCCACAGAAGATCCGATGTTCTGGAGCTTTTCTCCAGCTTCATCGATCTTGGCAAGCGTCGCATTGGTAGTAGCCGCCTGATCCTGTAAGGATCGCAGATTCTGTTCGGTCTCCACGATCTCACGCTGAAGAGCATCGTACTGCTGCTGGGTGATCTCACCGTTGGCAAGCTGCTCATTAGCCTGCTGTGCGGCAGTTTTCAAAGTTGCCAGCTTTTCCTTAGTGGCTTCAATGGCATCCTTCAGCATCTTCTGCTTCTGGACGACCAGTTCTGTATTGGAAGGGTCCAGTTTCAGGAGTTTGTTGACATCCTTCAGTCCGGACTGCGTCCCCTTGATTGATTTGTTTACACTTTCCAGTGCTTTGGAGAGCTTTGTGGTATCGCCGCCGATCTCAACGGTGATGCCCTGGATTCTGGATGCCATTTGCGTAACCACCTCCTCGCAGGCATGAAAAAAGCCCATCTGCACGAAGCAGACAGGCTAAAGGAAAAAATGCTATTAGCTGTGTATCAAAGTCATCCTTTCAGCATACAATATATTTATCAGTAAATTTATCGACTAACCGGTTGATATTTTTGCAAACGTGTGCTATAATGCAATCAAAGAAAGGAGTTGACGATTATGGCTTCTGTTATGAGTGCTATTACCAACACTGTTCCAATCACCCAATTCAACCGTGGTCTTGCCGGAAAAATATTTGAAGATGTCAAGCAGTGCGGTGCCAAGGTTGTTATGAAAAACAATGCTGCCGAATGCGTTCTCATCTCCCCGGACGAATATGTCCGTTTAATGGATGAATTAAATGATGCTCGTCTGCTGGCTGTTGCTTCTGAACGTATGGCACACTTTGATCCCACCTCTTTGATTTCTGAGGAAGAAATGAACCGCCGTCTCGGTGTTACAGAAGACGATCTCGCCGGTTTTGACGAGGTAGAAATCGAATGAGCTGGAAAGTTGAATACCTCCCTGAAGCAGAAAAAGACCTCAAAGGTTTAGATGGTAGCCAGCGCAATCTTGTTCTGAAAGCCATCAAAAAAGTTCAGCAAAATCCACTGCCTGTTGATGAACAGGGCTACGGCAAACCGCTCGGCAATCACAACAGCACTAACCTTGCAGGACTTCTGAAAATCAAACTCCGCTCTGCGGGTCTGCGCATTGTCTATCAGCTTCGACGTACTGAGACATCTATGATGATTATTGTCATTGGAGTCCGTGCTGATGAAGAAGTGTACGAACTTGCCCAGAAGAGAGTTCTGAAGCACGAAAAGTCCGATTGACTTTTTCTGCCTAATCGACTATACTTTGATGATGATCAGGTTTCGGTAACCTTGCGAGGTCCGAGACCGGGAAGATGACCTTCGGGCCACCTTCTTTCTCCCCCAGTTGTGCACGGCTGGGGGATTTTTTATACCCATTGCCAGACGATTGTGCTTATTTCATTCACAATATAAGCACGTTCGTCTGTTTTTTCGCCTTAGAACCGGTCAAAGTCCTCCTGCGATGCCAGTTCCTTATACGGATACTCGTCGTTCTGCCGCTCCGTAAACATATCATTGACCAACCCGATGGTCAGCAGGTCGAGGTCGGCGATGCTGATACCGAGCTGTACACAGCGCAGCAGAAAGAGCGGGGTGGTCATTTCCCGCTCACTTTTTCGAGGTTTTTTCTGGATTCCACCTCCGTCTGCACGTTCAGACCCCACAGTTCGATCAGCTGGGGCAGGATCTGGTAGATGGAGAAGGTGTTGAACTGGTCCAGAAACTCCTCCGGGCTGTCCGGCACCTTTGCCGGGTCCGCATGACGAGCCATCAGCCATGCCAGGTCCTCGAACATCTCCAGACTGAACAGGTCGAGGTTGGAATTGTCCTCATCGTTCTCCCCCACGCTCTTTTCCAGCTGGCGCAGGTCTTTATAAATGTCACGGCCAAACTTGATGCGGTACAGGCGCGGCACGGCGGCACTTGCCTTAAAAGTGACTTCCTTGCCATCGATCTCGATTTTCTTCGTAACTGCCATAATCGTAATCCTCCAAAATTTCATGTAAAATTGGCAGAGCCGAAGCCCTGCCGTATATCGTGTTTCTTACTCTGCCGGGTCAATGCTCACCAGTGCATTACCGCCGCTCACAGTAGGCAGCTTACCATCCCACTTCTGGATCTTCTGGTACTCGATCAGCGTATCGGACAGGCTTTCTGCCAGTTTGCGGTTTGCCTCTGCCTGTGCTTCTGCGGCAATGGAAGTCTTCTGGGCTTCCGCCTCTGCATTGGTGATTGCCACCTGCTTATCCGCTTCTGCCTTGGCAATGGCGGCTTCATTCTCGATCTTCTGCTTATCTGCATTCTGCTGTGCAATGGACTTCTGCTGGATGGCTTCGTTATAAGCATCCTCGAAATTCATGTCGTTGATGACGACCTTGTTCACAAACACAACGTCCTCACCATATTTCTGCACAAGGGATTCTGCCAGCTTCTGTTGTGCCAGAGGCTCAATCTTGGTGCGGTTTGTCACCTCATTGGGGCCAAGTTCAGCCATCGCAGACTTGATGGCAGATGCCACCAGCTCATCACCAACCAGATTCTTGATGTCGGACACATTCGCATACAGCCATGCACTCTTCTCAGGAAGCACCTGATAGGTCACGATCACATCAGCGGCATACACAGGGGTCTTGTCGGAGGCTTCGCCCCAGACCTGCGCTTCGATGTGCTTATCCTGCTGCTTGTTGTTGACCTTGTGGATGCTCTGCACAAAGGGAATGCAGAAGTTGAGCTTGCCGCTCTGAATGGTGGTTTTCTGGATCTGACCGAAGCTGGTCTTCACGCCCGTGTAACCGGTGGGGATGATGTGGAACGAGCAGACAGCCAGCACCAGAACGATGATCACTGCGAACAAAGGAAAAAACTTCTTCATAATCGTATACCTCTTTATAATAATGTAAGCAGAGCCGAAGCCCTGCAGTGTGTGTCGGTCACTTAGCCCTGCGGCTCCTCGGTGTGACTGGTGTCTTCGGTGTCCACAGCTTCTGCCTGCGGCTCGTAGACCGCATCGTACCATTTGTTATAGACATCATCGGTGGTGTTAGTACCGGTCTTTGCCTTGACATAACCGTTTGCCAGAGGGGTTGCCTGCAGGTTCAGAGTGTCCGTCTTGACTTCCTTACTGTCCTCATTGGTCTCACCCTCGATGGACGGACGGCTTGCCACACAGTTGTACAGCACATGACGGATGTGGCGCTGGTCGCCATCGAACTCAAACAGGAAGGCGAAATGCTCCAGTTCCACATTGGCGTTCTCAGCAAGCACGCCGTTGCCATCCAGCTCCTCGTGCATGATGTCCGTGAGGAAGCTCTCCGGGATCAGTGCGATTTCCAGATCACCCTCGTAGCCGGAGTTGTTATTCACGACATAGTAGGCGATATTGTCCGCATAAAACGGCTCGATCTCGCCATTGGCATCCATCGAAAAACTGACTGCACCGGGGATGCGGACCGGCTTCGCATAGGTGACACTGCCATCTTCGTCAAAGGTCGCCTTTGCATAATGGCAGTTTTTCAGGCCAAATTTGACCTTATTGCTTTTCTTCGACATAGTGTTCCTCCCATAAAAATATCCTGCATGAGCATCACACAGTCAGCTCATACAGGACTTCATACATTTTTTCGGTTTCGATCCAGACCTCGCTTTTCTCATAGTAGAGTTCGTGTGCGGTCAGGACTTCTTCAATAGTTGCTTCCATATCCGGGTCTTTGTAATCGGTGTACACCTCGATGTCCAGCCGGTTGAAATGGTGGTACACAAGGTTATCTGCGCCGAAATTCTCGGCTTTCGGATACAGGAAGCAGATAAACGGTGGATCAGGACTCTCCCCTTCTGCGAAATGGTCATACGCATAAGGAAGCCCCATTTCCTCCACCAGAGCTTTTACTTCTTCGTGGGTCATTGGTTTCTCCTCACTTCAGTGCCTTTTCGATAAGGGACTGGAGCTGCTCGATACCGGCCTGTTCTGCCGGAGCAATATGGGGTCTTCCTGCCACACGACCGCCGCCGCGCTTGGCATGACCCTTTTCCAGCAGATGTGCCAGCTGGTAGCGGTTCTTGGAATGCACCACCATCTGAAGGCTCTGGCTGGATTCCGACTGTTTGGTCGCTACCCAGCTTTCCTTGTACCGCCCGGTTCTGGACGGTGCGCCGGACTGAATCTGCTCCTTGACGGTCTTGGCAGATTTACGGACAGCTTTCTTGACCTCGGTGGAGGCAAGGGTCGCATACTCTTTCAAGCCCTCATTGATGGCATCTGCCATTTCATCGATGTTGACAGTTCTGCTCATCCGGCTGCCTCCTTTCCAAACGGCAATGAATCTTCAGCGTTTTCTTCTGGAAATTCATCGGGTCAACGGATTCGATATTGTAGAGCTGCTCCCGGAAACGGATGCGGTAGCCAGTGGAAGTCAGGCCTCTCGTCTCACTGCACCAGCGGACCGTGAACACCACACTCTTCTGCTCGGCTATGACCTCACCCTCTTCTTCCTGCGCCTGATAGGTCGAAGCGTAGGCAAAGCAGGTGAAATATTTCTCCCATGTGTTCCGATGGTTTCCGACCTTATCGGTCACAACCGTGCTTTTCTCGATCGTGATCCGCTCATTCAGCTTCTCGATCATCAGAACACCCCCTCCCTCACAGCAAACAGAATGGAACGAAGCGTCAGCATCAGCTGGTGATGGTCGGCTTCGTCCCGGTGCTCATAGAGATACCCCAGTGCATACAGAATCGCCACACGGCAGGTGCTGCGCAGGGCTTCCAGTTCCCTTGTAGGCTGTACTCCGTTCTCGGCATCCCGATCAGCGGCATTGACTGCCTCCCACTGGTCTTCCGATAAACGGCCCACATCCTTGCACATCTGCTCCGCAGAAGATAAAAGGATGCCGATTAAGGCATCTTCATCGCTGCTGTCTACCCGGAGATAGGTCTTCGCTTCGTATAGCGGGATCAGTGCCATAACCGGCTCCTCCTTTCCTGGCTTTCTTAGCCCTGCGGTGCCATCTGCAGAAGCTGTACGGCTTCCGGCAGGATCAGCTTGCCATCCACACGCTGGGTGGTCAGGAAGCCGACCTGATCAGTACGGGCATACAGCTCGTTCAGACGGCGGAAGGTGCGGTTCTGGCGGTCAGCCACCCAGTAGTAGCTGTAATCGCCAAAGGCCATGACCTTGCTGCCACCCTTGATCTCCGGCATGAAGGCGGAAGTCTTCAGCGGACGGTTCAGCAGGGTATCAGGCTTGCCGATCTCCAGACCAGGCTTCCAGATATAGTTGCCGTTGTTGTCCTTGATGGTCATCAGCTGCAGCACCAGGGCTTCGTTGCAGAGGAACTGTGCCTTCTTGCGGTACGGAGCCTTCAGTGCGTAGTAGAGCTTAAAGATCTCATCGAAGGTAACGGCATCCTTCTGGGCAGCGGTCACACCGACCTTGGCACCGCCAGTCTCAGCCAGCAGACCCAGAGGCTTGCCCACACCGTCACCGGTGATAAAGGCGCGCTCCTCTGCGTTGCCCATACGCACACCGAAACGGCGGGCGATATAGGTGGCAAGGTCGAATGCGGAGTCGTTCAGCAGCTCATTGGAGATCTTGATCATAGTGCCCAGCTTGTACGCAGACAGCATGGTCTGACCGAAGGTGGTATCGCTCTCCGGGATCTCCTCGCCCTCATCGATCCAGCTTGCCTCACCGGTATCCTCCGCGATAGGAATCTTGCGGGTGCCGGAGCTGGTGCGGATGACCGTTGCCATGCCACGGAAGATGTTATTCTCTTCCAGTGCCTCCACCAGCTTCTTCTCAAACTCATCGGGAACGGTAAAGCCGCCCTCAGTGTCCTCACCCACAGACAGGGCATTGCGGACTTCGCCGTAATGGCCACGGTTGCGGATCATGTTCCAGAAGTTCTCGGCATACTCGGCAGTGGCAGTCGGCTTGACATCCTTCTTGGCACCGCTCTTCGGGTCAGCGTGGACAGGGCTGGAAGTCGGTGCGGACAGCTGTGCCTCGATCTGTGCCTGCTGCTCCAGACGCTCAATCTCTGCACCCAGGTCCTTGACCTCCTGTGCCATCTTGTTGTACTGCTCCACGGCCTCAGCCTTTACCAGACCGTTCTCGCCGCGGTTCTTCTCCAGAAAGTCCTTGGTCTGCTCCCAGAGAGTGTTGCGCTTGGTGCGCAGTTCCAGAATCTTACTCATAGTACGTTTCCTCCATAAATTTGTGATGGTTGATTGGATATAAAAACAGCCTGGATGCACATCACTTCATGCACTCAAGCTGTTTCATCAGGATATTGTAAGGGATGCTGCCATCCTCGGTCTTGCCGTCCATGTCAAGAACAGGTCCCAGATTGGCAGGCGGTTCTGCCGGAGGGGTCGGCTCTGCGGACGGTTTCGGGTCAGCTGGCGGCTCGGCATCCGGTTTCTTTGGTTCAGTGTATTTCTGCCCCACATCTTCCGGCTTCACACCCAGACGGTTCAAGACGATTAGATCCATCTGACGGCTAGAGAAAAGGTGCCCTGCCGTATCCTTCTGGAACGGCTTCTTTTCTTCGCCCTCGCCCGGTTCACTGTCAGGGTCTTCTTCCGGATTTTCCGGGTCTACCGGGTCACTGTCCGGCTCCTCCTCTTTCTTTGCAAAGAGGATCTCGTCTGCAAAGCCCAGCTCCACCGCCTTCTTCGCATTCATCCAGGTCTCATTGCTCATAAGGTTGGCGATGCGGGCGTGGCTGAGGCCGCTCTTCGCTGCGTAGGCATTGATGATGCTTTCCTTGACCTCGGTCAGCACCTCGATGGCCTTTTCCATGTCCTTGGTGTTGCCCATCGCAACGGTGCTGGGGTCATGGATCATCAGCATGGCAACAGGACTCATCTGGACAGTGTCACCGGCCATCGCCACAACGGATGCAGCAGATGCCGCAATCGCATCGATCTTGACCGTGATACTGCCCTTGTAGTCCTTAAGCCTGGTATAGATCTCAGCAGCGGCGAACACATT